GGATATGTTTGTGGACCATCTGGTGTTAAAGTTCCTAAAGAAGGTTGGTATATTCACAGACCAATTTATAATTTGTCTGGAATGGGAATAGGAACAGAAAGAAAATGGTTAATGCCTCATGATGTTGATGTCCGTCCTGGTTATTTTTGGTGTGAAAAATTTGAAGGAGAACATTTATCTATAGACTTAGAGTGGTCTTATGCAGGACCTCCTTTTTGGAATGTTGTAAGCTGTTATGAGGGAATAAAAAGAGACTGCCAAAGATTTGATATGTGGGTTAAACGAGAGATTGAATTTCAATTACCTCATTTCTTTTGCGAACTTTCTGATGTTGGAATAATTAATGTTGAAACAATTGGTGGAAATATTATAGAAGTTCATTTAAGAACCAGTCCAGATCCAAAATACGATGAAATAATTCCTGTATTTCTTGGAGAAGAAAAAAATATTTCTGGATATAAATGGATAGAATCTTATGAAGATGCAGATAAACTTTTAGATCCTCCTCGGCTTGGATTTTTAGTTAGATAAATAACTAAGACAACTTTACAACAGTTGTTGTCTTTTTACAACAAATAGGAGATGTTATGAAAAAAGCATTACTAGCACTTTTATGTGCTTTTCCACTTGCCTCACAAGCATTTTTGACTGCAAGTACTGAAACAGACATTAACTATTATCATGATTTTTCTTTGAGTGTTGACCAGTTCAAATTGAGTCATAATCAATATGGTGACTGGGGTTTAAATGAAACTCGTATCGGTTGGGGCGGCCTTTCAGCAATCACAAGCGATACTTTAGATTTTGGTATTTCTTATGAAACCACCTTTTCCGCTGGTCTAGATGGCAATGAGTTTGAAATTAAATCTGGTATGCATATGCACAACGACGTTATCTTTTCGTTAGATACTTCATTTTTCGTTGGTGGATTGAAAGTTCTACCTTCAGCAGACTGGAATCTTTCTAGTTCTGCAATGGATGCAGAAGTTGGATTTGAATATAAATTGTCAAGTGTTGACGCAGTAACAACTCTTTTCTATGATGTAAGTTCTATTGCTTATAATGGATCAGAGTTTTCTTTAGGATATAACTTTCATATAAATGACGCTATTTCCGTCAAACCTAATATGGTAATTCCTTTCGATAGTGAATGGGATCAGGGTGATATCCGAGCTGGACTTTCTATTAATGTAGCATTTGCAACAAATCCAGGACAATAAATAAATCGTGGATAAAACTGTAGACGGTAAAGGAGTAGACGTTGCGGACGGCGGGGCAGTACCGCCCACCTCCACCAAATCATTTTTAGGCTATGATGTTCATGGTAATCGCCAGTTTCCACATGACTGGTATTATACTGAACAAGAATGGAATAGAGGAGTAGGTTGGGGCAAAGTACCACCAGAACGAATTAAAAAGTAATGGGGGTGACCTAGTTTCGACGGAGCGAATGAAAGTTTACAAGAGGTTTTTGATACATAACTATAAACGCCAATGATGACGTTTACTTTCAAGAATATGCCTTAGCGGCTTAATTTTTGACGGGGCATGGGCACCGCCTTGATATCCAAAGGGCCCATCTTAAAATATATGAACAGTAATCAAAGTGGTCTATGCCGAGAACGCCACACATGACGAACCGCTGAACCATAGATAAGCGTGTTCCCTTTACGTTATTATGAACCAAAAAATTACACCAAAAAAGTTTTCTATTATTATAGAGGAGTTAGTAAGAACTAAAAGACTAACTTATCTTGAAGCTGTAATGTATTATTGTGAACAAAATGGTTTAGAGGCACATACCATTACACGATGGATTGACAAATCTATGCGTGATAAGATACAATATGATGCAGAACAATTAAATTATCTACCGAAAACGAGTTCATTATTTTGAGTTTAATGACACCCCTAGAGACATATCAATCATACTTGGCTTTAAAACTTCATTTTGGTGGTAAGTATGATTATTTTAAGTATGGCGGAAAAACGTCAGCTTCAGTAGAATCTTTTGACAAACGAAAAGATAAATTCAAGTTTGTTAAATTATCAAATAAATTATCTGACCCACAAATTATAGATTATTATCTTGCCAACTTTATTCGTGGTAAAGAATGGATCGGAGATTTTGACCAAAAGAATTGGATGGAACATAAAAAAGTTAATCAAAGTTTAGAATATTTTTATAAAAATGATATTGAAAAACTATTGACTTTGACTAATAATTTTGATATACTTTTTAGAGTTAAGGATGGTAATCATCCTAAACTATTGAAAGCGTATCTTGGTAAAAAGATCAATCTGGAAACACTTGTGATCCTAGAAAAGATTTTAAAATACAGAGAAAGGTTTGACGCAAAGATTAGTGAAACTTTTATCTGGCCCAAGATTAGTCTTTTAATAAAGAAGTACGAGCCGTTTTTGAAAATAGATGAGAAATCATTTAAATCAAAAACATTGGATTCAATTAAAAACTTTGAGGAGTCGTGATGACAGAATCAAATAAAGAGTCATATGTTGACGAGGCGAAACGTAGGATCGCTCATCTTTCCTACAAACTCGAACAGGCCGAGAGTCGTGTTCGTAAGCTTGAGCATGACAATGCCGAGCTTCAACGGTGGGCAAATGATGTTTGCCTTAAAAAACTTCAGGAACTCAGCGATGAGTTGGCCTCACGATATAACCAAAAGAAGTATCGTGGTAAAAATTGGAGAGGCGATCTAAGCCGTGCAAGAGAAGAAGGATCAGAAGTTCATTGATCTAGTTTCTAAAGTTGCTCAAGATGTTATGCCTGTCAGTAATGCCAGAATAGCATCTGCGGTAGTAATTGGCAATAGTGTAGTTGGATTGGGTCGAAACTCTTATAAGACCCATCCACTACAGGCCAAATATGGCACGACAGAACATAATATTCATATTCATGCTGAGATTGATGCAATTAAAAACAGCCTCAAAAGAGTTTCAGTAGATGAATTATCTAAAGCCACACTATATATTAGTAGAATGAAAAAGAGGGATAGAAAACGTGGATTTATATCAGGACTTTCTGCACCATGTGCTGGGTGCATGGGTGCTATTACAGACTTTGGCATTAAGCGTGTGGTTTATTCTTTGGATGATAGAGGATTTCAAACGATAGAATAATCCTCAGTAGCTCAGTGGTAGAGCAGACGGCTGTTAACCGTCCGGTCGGTGGTTCGAATCCATCCTGAGGAGCCAAAAACAAATTTTTTGAAAAGTGAATAAAACTTATTATTTTATGTCTGGTTTGCCTAGAAGCGGTAGTTCTCTATTATCGGCTTTATTTAATCAGAATCCAAGATTTTATTGTGGCCCAAGTTCGCCTATATGTTCTGTGATTCTAGGTATAGAAGATCATTTAAAAACTGATGAGTTATATACTGCCTGGCCAAAAGAAAATTTTAAAGACGGAATTATATCTTCAGTACTTCCAAGTTACTATAGTGATATTGATAAACCAATTGTTATAGATAAAAATAGAAGTTGGACCCGCAGAATAGGATATCTTTCTAAATACTTTAATATCGAAAATCCTAAAATAATTTGTACTGTCCGAAACCTCACGGAGATTTTGACATCATTCATTGACATGATTCACAGAAGTAATAGTGTAAGTTTTGTTGATAAATCATTAAGTAAATTGAAAGTTCCTATTAATGATTTTGCAAGGTGTCAGTGGATTGCTTCTGATGGACCTTTAGGAAGATCCTATACTAGTTTAAAAATTGCATTTCAAGAGGGATATAGAGATAATTTATATTTTGTGGAGTATAGTGATTTAGTATCTAATCCAAAGAAAACAATGCAAGAAATATATAACTTTATAGGAGAAGAATATTACGAGCACAACTTTGACCATATAGAGAAGATTGTTCATGAAGACGATGGCTCGGTTTACGGCCTTCCGGATATGCATGATGTTAGGCCAAGTGTAAAGTCTATATCTAAAAATCCCAACGATGTACTTCCTGAGAAAGTAATTCAAGATGTTTCCAATTTAGAATTCTGGAGAAGTAGCGAATTAAATTTATCATGAAAAAAATTATAACGCCATTATTCGTAATTTCTCTTATTAGTTGTAGTGGATCAACTTCAACAGGTGATCCAGAGATTGGAGGAATCTATGACGAAGAAGATTACAAACTTGTTTACCAATATAATGCATTTAAACTAGATGGCCCAATTATACGTTGGCCCACAAGATGGATTTCTTTATATAATATTCCTTTGGATCATAAGGCACTAGATATATGGAAAGAACTTGGGTTTGTTTTTATACAGGGAGGTTCTGAAATTGTTTATGATGGAGAATCTCAAGAAGATGCTCCCTATTGTGGTCGAGCAAATTGGAGATGGAAAAGTGATACTAAAGGAAACTATTGGTTTAAATCCTGTAACATTGTACTCAATGCAAGAAAGCATACTGGATATCAATGTGGTAGTGTAGAAAATACTTTGAGACATGAAATTGGTCACTGCTTAGGAATATTAGGCCATACGAGTGATGGTACTTTAATGGATCCAACATCAAATAATTCTGATGAACTTCCGAATTACATTAAAAGAATGTTGGAAGTACTCTACAACACAAGAACAGATGTAAGAATAGAGGAAGATGGCAGTAAATCGTATAAGATAAACAAGAATGAAGAATATTCAGGAAATAACTATATAAATGATTGAGAAGTTAGGAAAGAGTGGATATATTTCGCTCAGAGAAAAACAAATTATTCTAAAAGAAACTAGAACAAATAAAAAAGTTGCTGTAAAATTAATTCAATTTGATGAGCAGTACGGATGGTTTGCTCTTAATGCTGAAGGTAAGAAGCGGTGGTATAATCAAAGATATTGGGAATTTGTTAAGGAGGTTGGAGTATAATGTTTTGTGAATTTGTTGATAGTATGGGTACAGATAAAACAGTAGTAGATGCTGCTCGTGTATCTTTTTCTAAGAGAACGCAGTGGCATAGAAATTTACCTGGACCAGGTATTTTTGAACTTTCTGATAAAGATAAAAGACTGATAAATTATTTGGCGAAGCATGAACATTGGTCACCGTTCGGCCATTGTTCACTTTCTTTTCATATTGGCGCACCAGTATTTGTTGCTCGTCAATTAGTCAAACACACAGTTGGACTTTGTTGGAATGAGGTCAGTCGTCGATATGTGGACGAGAAACCATCTTTCTATTATCCAGATGTGTGGCGTGGTCGTCCTGTGGATAAAAAACAAGGCAGTAGTGATGTAGAAGTTGAGTGGTTGGATCGTGAAACAAGAACAGGAAGGCCAGTTCAAGACTTGTGCTCTGATGCAATAGAGCTTTATGAGAGAATGATTGAGTCTGGAGTTGCTCCAGAACAGGCTAGAATGATTTTGCCACAGAATATGATGACCGAGTGGTACTGGTCCGGAAGTTTATATGCGTTTGCTCGTGTTTGTAATCTTCGATGTAAAGATGATGCACAAGAGGAAACACAAGAAATTGCTTGGATGATTGACGAAATTGCCAGAGAGAAATTTCCAGCTAGTTGGGCAGCATTAAGAACGTAAAAATGATAAATAAAGATACTAGTAAAGTTATTTGCTTAGGAAACGGGGAATCTCGGATAGGTTTAGACCTCCCGGATCTTCAGCAAAAAGTAGTAGTTTATGGTTGTAATGCTCTTTATAGAGATTTTACACCAGACTATTTGGTTTGTTGTGATATTGAAATGTCACATGAAATCTATAGGTCAGGCTACTGTCAAGATAATGTAGTATATTTTAGAGATTGGAGTAGATTGCCAGAAGAGGCATACGAACAACTAGTAACTCCATCTCATATATCCCAACAGGACATTGTTGATTTAGAGTCCTTTATTCATGAAAGTCCTCGGGTTGAAGGTTGGAATGAATTTGTAATGAGCGGTCAAGATTTGGATCGCTTGAGACAAATCCGAGAAGATTATTTAACCAGAGTCCGTGAAAACGGAGTGGACGTACATCCATCAAACATCGATATTGTTTTAGGAGATAAACGTGCAGGCCTATGGATTACATGGGTAGCACCAGAAGATAAAGTAAGAAAGACAGAATCATTACCCGGCAATTCGGACTATAGCTTTTGTTCAGGCGCTTTATGCAATCTCTTTGCATCTCTTGAAGAAACCACAAAAGAGTTATATCTTGTAGGTATGGATTTATATTCCGAAACGGAGAACGTAAACAATGTGTATAAGGGAACAGACTGCTACATTAAAGAAGATGGTGGAATGATACCTCCAGAAAACTGGATTAAACAACACCAACTTGTATTTGAAAAGTTTCCACACATACAGTATTACAAAGTTAATCCAAAATCAATAAAAGACTTTGATAGGATTAATCGAGTAATCGAGGAATGGGAAGGCATTCCAAACCTCAACTACATTACACACGAAGAAATGTACGAGAGGATCAACACATAACCAAAGGAGGTTAACATGGCTGATGTAATAGCTAATGTAAAGGGCTGGATCAATAAGATTTCTGAAGTTGCAGTAAGTCTTATCGCTCTAGCAGTAGTACTTCAGGTACTTTTCGGATCAGATATGATCTTTCTACCCGTAGATGTCATCGGGAATATCACTGGCCTAGTGGCATCGCTAGGCAGCCAGGGACTAGTTGGTTTAGTCGCTCTTGGCGTCATTTATTGGATCTTTACAAAACGAGACTAATAAGTATGACTAAGGTATTGGGGGGAGTGGCCACTTCCCCCTTTACCATTCTTTATTGTGACTGCTAATCAAGAAATATTATTAGAATGTATAGCAGAAGCTAAGAAAAGAATTGAATATTATGAGATGTTGCATTGTGGATTATGGCAAGTTATCTTTCAACCTGATGCAACAGATGAAATAGAAAAAGAAAAAATTTATATTGAAGAACTTGAACAGATGTTGCACGAATTGAGATTGTCAGAATGAAAAATATTATTTCTATCACTGATATCATTGAGAATAAAGTTCGCAAAGAAAAGCAACTTGAAGAATATCATGCACAACTTGACGAACTGAAACGAAAAAAGTTTTGGTTGGAAAAAGAAATTCAAATGGCAGAGTTTATCATTTCTGCCGTCCGTAACGAAATTACTCCTCAAGCCTTTGTGTCTGCTCTTATTGAAGCAGAGATTGGAAAAACAGATGATGAGGATGAAAACTCTTGACAGAAACAAAAATAGATGATATACTAAATAGTATTGATAGGCGCCGATACAGTCTATCAACTATACATTTAACATACGATAATACGGAGAATATAAGATATGTCTTTTGCAGACCTAAAGAGCAAGTCAGGCTCATTTGAAAAACTACAAACCGAACTGAATAAGTTACAATCCACCACAGGCAGTTCATCATTTGAAGATACTCGTCTTTGGAAACCAGACCTTGACAAAACCGGTAACGGTTATGCAGTCATTCGATTTCTACCACAACCAGAAGGAGAGGATCTTCCTTGGGCTCGTGTTTGGAGTCATGCGTTTAATGGTCCCGGTGGTTGGTA